ATGTCATGGTTCATTCGCAAAGGACATAAACCGAAAAAAACAGCTCATGAGATGGGAAGACCACCAAAAGGCGGTTCGTCTATCAAAAACGGTGTGTACGAGCCTAAAATTCACATTGACGGAGATATAACGGCGGAATCAGCGGAGCGTATTGCAAAGACGTTACGTGATAAATTCGGAGATAAAAAGCCGAGTGCAGCGTCAATCATAACAGCAGCCGGGACAATCGATTACGCTCCTGAAGAATATACATTCGTTGACATCGGTCTATTTGAACGGCGTTTAGAATTGTTGGATAGGCTCATTGATATACAGAACACTGACAGCGGTCGGAACTATAACCCCGAGATAAACGATATTGTTCAGGCACTCATGAAGGACTGTAAAGTCGAAAGGGCGTGCGAGAATGATGAACCGAAAACAAAGTGAGTTCAAGCTATATATGGACGATAAAGAATTAGGGGTAGCGGACATCCAGTTAGATTATAAGGACACCCCCGCTCCTTCAGACATACCAGGTGCTGGTCTGCTTGGTACCATTGAGGTAGGATATGGCACATTCAATATAAATACAGACGGTGTATATGACGCCATCACACATGAGGCACTGAAGCACATCACACCTCAAGAGGCACAAGAGACATTGGTGTATGCAGCTCTACACAAGGTGCCCATGAAGTACTGGGTACTCAAGGAGCTATTCAATATAGCAGGCTGGGACATCGAACCTTACAGATGGGTACCCGTGGTACTGAAGCCTGGTGAGACAGAGGAACATGCCTTCAGGCGTGTGCAGTTAGGCAACCGTGTACTGACAGCCAATGAGGATGTGGTGTTGCTACCACCTGATGCACAGTTCACACCACCAGATAAATTGTTCTAGGAAGGTGGACCATGATAACCAAGTGGATCAAGCGCATGTTATGGGGCGAGGGTCATCGACCTGATCAAGCGGAAGTGCCGAAGCAAAAGATGGACGATAACTTGCAACTTGGACCAGGGACCATCCTTTATATTAATGATTTGCAGCAGGAAAACAGGGGCAAAAACCTCGGCTGAAAAAATCACGGGTCCCTCTGGGGGTCAAATTCAGAGTGCGGGTCCTCGCGATCCCAAAATACGTCCAGTTTTTTATTTTATATTTTCCTTCCGCTTCTTTTGGCCTCAGACCGAATCTGGGGCTTTTTGGGCGTGTTTCTTCTAATAATGCACTAAATGTGAGGGGTCGAGTGAAAGGGGCCTTAAAACGGAAGTGAGGGCGTTTGAATGAGAAAGAAAAAAGAAGAACCACAAGTGAAGTTCCATGAGCAAATTGTCACGACCGGGCAGTTAGCTGCAATCCTCGGGAAAACAACCCGGTGGGTCAATGAATTGGATCGTGAAGGCGTGCTGAAGAAGGAGTCACGAGGAAAGTTCGTGCTTGCCCAGGCTGTGCAGGATTACATTGAACACGTCCTAGGAGGCAAGGAAGATTCCAAAAAGCCGAAGCTGATCGATTTCAAGACCGAGCATGAGAAAACAAGGGCTGAGAAGGCCGCGCTTGAGCTGGAGCAATACAAGGGAAACCTTCACGCTGCTGCTGATGTCGAGGTTCTTCTTTCTGATCTGATCCTCACAACAAAATCAAGGCTGTCCGGTATTCCTCACCGCGTCGGAGCCACATGCGAGAATGAGACAGCGGAATTCATCACCAAAGAGGTTACCAGAGAGATAGAATCAGCTCTTTCCGGCCTCGCCAGGTACACCCCTGATCAGATCGGAGGTGGCGGGGATGGGGGTTCCAGCTAATACGTGCCCTGTCTGCGTTGCTCAAAAGACGATTGACCTGTTCACCAAGGCCAACAAGCAGTGGGAGCCAAAGCGACGCCTGAAGGTGTCTGAGTGGGCCGATGCGAACCGCGTTTTGACCACGGAAAGCAGCTCGGAGGCAGGCCCATGGAGGACGTCCAGGGCAGAGTATCAACGCGATATCATGGATTCGATTGAAGATTGGGAAAACGTCGTGATTATGGCGTCCGCCCAGGTCGGTAAGACCGAATTCCTGTTGAACGTAACCGGCTCGTACATCGACCAAGACCCTTGTTCAATCATCCACGTTCTGCCGAAGGACGACATGGTTGACTCGTACTCCAAAAAGCGTCTGAACCCGATGATCAAGAGTACGCCAGCTCTCAACGAGAAAATCGGCGTCTCCAAGTCTCGTGACAGCAGCAACACGATTTCAGAAAAGTCTTTCCCAGGCGGTTACGTCGCTATCGTTGGTGCCAATGCGCCGGACAACCTTGCATCCCGTCCTATTCAGGTCGTGCTTTGCGATGAGGTTGACAGGTTCCCGATATCATCCGGGAAGGAGGGTGACCCAATTGCGCTGGTCACAGCACGTACGACCACATTCAAGCACAAGCGGCGTCACCTGTACGTATCCACTCCGGTAGACAAGGAAACGTCTCGTATTTATAAACTGTACGAGGATAGCACGATGGAGCAATACCACCTGGCGTGTCCGCACTGCGATGAAATGCAGCCTCTTACCTTTGGGAATGGCAAGGACACAGGGATTAAGTTTGAGCATTACGTTTCTGAGAGCGGCGAGATTGTCGTCACCAAGGCTGAACATCGTTGTGCGTATTGTGGCATGCTCGGCACAGAGAAAGACTGGAAGAAGGCAGCGGGACAGTGGGTTGCTCGCAAGGAACACAGCACCACACGCGGGTTCCACATCAACCAGCTTTACAGCCCGTGGTCCGATTGGCGTGAGGTTGCGAAAAAATTTCTAATCGCCAAGCGTGACGGCATTGACATGCTCAAGGTTTTTGTCAACACGGTTCTTGGTGAGCCGTGGGAAACGAAGACGGAGGGGATGAACGAAAAGACCCTCAAGGCTCGGGCTGAAGAGTACGCCACTCCCGTTCCTGAAGGTGTGAAGCTTCTGACGGCGGCTGTAGATACTCAGGATGATCGGTTTGAGGTTGAAATCATGGGTTGGGGCGCTGGTAAAGAGTCCTGGCGGATCGAGTATCACCGCATCTATGGCGACCTGTCACAGCCGAAGGTGTGGGAAGACCTGGAGGAATATTTGTGGAGGTCCCGAGAGGGTCCAGACGGTCACCAGTTTCGGATTGTCGGTGGTTGCATGGACTCCGGGGGTCACTACACTGACCAGGTGTACCAGTTCTGCAAGGACCGGGAACACCGTTACTTTTACGCCATCAAGGGCTTGGGTACCAGCGTCAAAACAGCCGAAACGGTCGGGTTTATCGCTCGCCACACCAGGACGCCTATCATTAAAAATGTGCTGGTTCACCTGGGCGTTGATGAAGGCAAGGTGAAGGTGTTCGACAGCTTGAGAGTCAAGGAACCTGGCCCTCTTTATTGTCACTTCGCTGGAGATGATCAAGGGTTCACTGAGGAATATTTCCTGGGCCTAACCGCTGAGACTCAGGTCCTTGAGAAGAAAGAAGGCAACTTCTACAAGGTCTGGAAAAAGATCAGGGACCGGAACGAACCGCTTGACTTGGCGGTTTACAACCGGGCATCCATCGAAATCCTGAAACCAGACCTCACCCTGCCTCTCCATCGCCAGCCTAACGGCCCTGTAGTCGAGCCGGGCAAGGTTGTGTTTGCTCAGGTCAAACGGAAGAAGCGCCGAGGCGTGAGCAGCAGCGTATGAGGTAGACCACAACAAGGAGGTGAAAAGGGAAAATGCCGTTATTTACGATTCAGGAAGCGAGAGAGAATTACAAGATTTGGCTAGAGGCCCAACAAGCCCAGGCTGCTGGTATCCAATACAGCGTCGCAGGCCGATCCGTTACCCGGATACCCCTAAGCGAAATTAATAAGATGGTCAAATACTGGGGCGACATGGTTGACCAGCTAGAAGGCCGCCGTAAGAAGTCGAAAACGAGGTTATTCACTCCCTACGACCTATGAACGTGCTGGACAAGATCATTGGAGCAGTCGCGCCGAGTGTGGGTGCCAAGCGAGCCAAGTCACGGATGGAAATGGTCCGCAGTGAGCGAGTCGCCAACATTCTAGCCCAGGGTTATGGTTCACACGGAGCAAGCCGCACCAAGAACAGCATGAAATCATGGAATCCAAGCGTTGGTGATGCTGAAACAGACATTCATGATTATGTTGACACGCTCCGAGCCAGGTCGAGGGACCTTGCAATGGGCGGCGCTATCGTCTCGGGCGCTCACAACACGATGCGTACGAACGTTGTCGGCACTGGGCTACGCCTAAAGCCCTCGTTTGACCGTGAATTTCTCGGGATGAGCGAGGAACAGGCGGCAACGTTCAAGGCCCAAATTGACCGTGAATGGAGTCTTTGGGCCGAGAGTAAGGATTGTGATGCGTCCGGTATGGATGATATTTACGGCCTTCAGCAGCTTGCATTCCTGTCATTTCTGCAAAGTGGCGAGGTTTTCGGCCTGCTGCCATACATCGAACGCAAACATTCGACGTACGACCTGAAGATAAATTTGGTCGAAGCGGATCGGTGCAGCAGCCCGAACAACACCAACACTGATCGTATTAAATTCGGGGTTGAGGTTGACTCAAGCGGCATGGCTGTTGCTTATCACTTCAGCAGTCATCACCCAGGCGGTTCGTCGTCGTACTACGGTGACAACCACACCTGGCAGCGAGTTCAAGTGAGAGGCGACAACACAGGCAGATACAACGTGCTGCACCTTATGGAAAAATCGCGTCCTGGTCAGCTCAGAGGAGTGCCAGTCATTGCCCCTGTTATCGAGGCTCTGAAGAAGCTGGATCGATACACCGAGGCTGAATTGACAGCAGCGGCGATTCAAGCGATGTTCACGGTATTCATCGAGTCCGAGAAAGACGACCCAGGCGAAGGGCTTGGCATCAAGCAACCTGACCTGGACAACGTTGACCCGGAATATGTAGGGCCGGACGAACAAATCAAGATGGGTGAGGGAGCGGTTCAGTTCCTTGAACCTGGTGAGAAAGCAACCTTTGCAGACCCGACCAGAGCAAACCCCAACTTTGACCCGTTCGTCACATCGATTCTGAGACAGATAGGATCGGCGCTAGAACTTCCATACGAACTGTTGGTAAAACACTTCACATCCTCCTATTCGGCGTCCAGAGCGGCGTTACTGGAGGCATGGAAGATGTTCAGGACCCGTAGGGCTTGGCTCGCGAAGAACTTTTGCCAGCCAATTTATGAAGCTTTCTTTGTTGAAGCGGTGGGTAAAGGCCGCATTTCTGCGCCTGGTTTGTTCTCAGACCCGGTTATTTTTCGTGCCTACACAGCCGCAGAATGGCATGGTCCAAGCCAAGGAATGTTGGACCCTGTGAAGGAAGTCAACGCTGCTGTAACCCGGATCGAAAACAACTTCTCCACCGCAGAGCGCGAAACAGTAGAGCTTACAGGCGGAGATTGGGAAAGCAACGTACGCCAGAGAGCCGCTGAAAAGGCGTTCATGGCTAAATACGGAGTGACTGAAGGTGCAGCAGCACCAACTCAGACATCATCGACATTGCCGTCGAACAACGGTGACGAAGACGAGGACGACGAGAAAGGAGGTGAACAAGACAATGCCCAAGGTGATAAGACTTAGCGGTGTGGTTGTCGGTGATCGTGACGGATACATTTACGATTATTATGGCATCCCGAATATCAGCCCGAAAGGTGTAATGATGCAACTTAATGAAGCGAACGGGGATGAGTTGGAAGTATATATCAGTTCAAACGGTGGTAGCTCCACTTCGGGGTCCGAAATTTATACAGCCCTGAAAGAATACACAGGTAAAGTCACTGTGAAAATCCCTTCACTCGCTGCCAGTGCAGCATCAATTATCGCCGCTGCTGCTGACCGTGTGCTTATTTCCCCTACAGCTCAGATCATGATTCATAACTCAACAACCGGGGATGAAGGAAACAAGGAACGATTCCGACAGACAACGCAAATGCTGGAAAGTTTTGACGAAGGCATGGTTAACGCCTATGTCGCTAAGACCGGGAAAACGTCGGATGAAATTCGCCAGCTTATGAAGGAAGAAACGTTCATGAATGCGCAACGAGCTGTAGAACTTGGTTTTGCTGATGAAATCATGTTCGCCACCAATGAAATCGAAGCCGTTGCCAGCGTTGGTACTGATCTCGGATCAATGCTACCACCGCAAGTGCTGGACAAAATGCGCATCGAACTGAAAGCCAAGGGAATGATCCCTGAAACTCAACTCAAGCCGGAACCAGTTGCACAAGTCACAACACCACCAGCCCCGACGCCACAACCAGTGGCAAACAAAACCAAGGAGGTCAACAAACCCATGGATATTAATGAACTGAAAGCATCACACCCTGACGTATACGCTCAGGTGATGGCGAGCGCCATCGCAACAGAACGCGACCGTATCAGTGGCCTGCAAGCACTGGCTAAAGCACCAGGGGCCGAGGCTATCGTTACTGCTGCCATCGCATCCGGCAAGTCGGTCAATGAGACTTCCCACGAAATCGTAATGGCACTCACTACCGCTTCTGGTACACAGGCTGAATTGCACAAGCAGGACGCAATTGCAAGCCAGGCCGCTGCTGTAGCTCCTAACGATCCTACGATCACGCCGGAAGCGAAAGCTGTTGAGGAAGAAGCTCAAGCCCAAAAAGAGGCCGAAGAAGTTCGAGCAGAAATCGAACGTCTCGTTCAAAAACAAGGAGGTAAATAATTATGCCAGCTTACACATCCGAGCCGTATGATGATCTGATTGCGGGGTACGTTGTCCCGCTTGCTACAACGTCGGTAATTATCAAAGCAGGAACAGGTGTCATCACTCGCGGTACTGTTCTCGGCGTGGTGGGACAGCTCCCAGCATCGGACAACCACCCGTTGACACCGATTGTTGCTAAGGTTGACTCCACTAAAACGGACGGTTCGCAATATCCGTACGCTATCCTGGCGGACCAAACATTGGATGCTACAACCGAAGATGTGCGAGCTACTGGTTTCGTCGGTGGCGAGTTCAATATTTCCGCACTCAAGTTTGGCGGAACTGACACAGCAGCGCAACACGCTGTAGCTATGCGCAACGTAAATCTGATCCCTAAACGGATCGTAGAATAAGAGGAGGAATATATAAATGCCAGATATCTACTCATTCCCACAATTGATGCGTGTCGTATCCGCCCTGCCTACAACTTCCGAGTACATCACGAAAACTTTCTTCAGCGACGGACCTGTTGGTCTGACTACTGAGATTGAGATTCAAACTTTACGGGGTAAAAACCGTATCGCGCCGTACGTTTCAGAGCTGCAACCTGGTAAGATCATCGCCCGTGACAAATTCACGGCGGAACAGTACTCACCAGTTCCGGTTAAACCAGCACGAAACATTACTTGGAATGACCTGAAAGTGCGTGCTGCTGGCGAAATGCTGTACAACCCGGACAGCTTCGAAACACGTCAACGCAAGCTCATCGCCAAGGATATGGTTGAGCTTAACGACACAATCATTCGTCGTAAAGTCGAAATGGCTTCTCAGCTCCTTTTCACAGGTAAGGTCGTGCAAATCGGTGAAGGTGTTAAACAGGAAATTGACTACAAATTCCAAAACAACATCACCCTTTCCGGTCAAGACTTGTGGACAAGTGCTGGCTCTGACCCACTTTCGTTCCTGGCTAATCTCCGCATCGGGATCATGGACAAGAACGGTCGTACACCTCGCATCCTGTTGGGTGATTACAACGCCATGATTGCATTGGTTCGTCACGAATCAATCTTGAAACTGGCGGACAACAAAGGTCTGGACATCGGTAACATTGATACTCGCCTGTTGCCTGATGGCGTCACTTATCACGGCTACCTGAAAGACGTTGGTTTGGACCTGTACTCTTACACAGGCAATTACACTGACGAAAAGGGCGTAGAACACCCGTTTATCCCTGCTGGAACAGTTGTGATGCTGCCTGACGGTAAACCGTTCGAGTTCCTGTACGCCGCGAACCCTATCGCGATTGACGAGGAATTGAAATTGGTTAACACACAAGTTGTTGCTCAGGTGTTCATGGAAAGAAAAACAGCAGTCCGCACCCTAGAACTGCAATCCCGTCCGTTCCCTGTTCCTGAGAACATCGAGAACTGGGCAGTAGCTAAAGTAATCTAATCCAGAAAGGAGAAATGAACATGTCACGCACATTTATTGCAGCTGAAAAGATTAGGCATAATGGCGTTAACTATCCGATTGGGTCCGAGGTTCTGGACCTGACGGACAAGGATCGTGACCGCCTGATCCGATTGAAATCCGGCAAATGGGTAGATGCTGCGAAGGAATTACAGGAAGTGGTTGCCCAGGATGCATCGCCTGTAGGATACGCCGACCTGAAGACCGATAATGAGGTTCAGGTTCAGTCAGAACCACAGGTGGATCCGCAGGTCATTACTCATGATGAAAGGCCCCAGGATGAGCCTGTTCCAGACTCCGAACGGTTGGAAAAAGCTGAAGAGCTGGACCTGTCCCTCACTTCTGATACTGAAGTTGAGAAACCAGTAGCTAAGGGTAAAGCAGGTAGAAAATAAGGCGGTGTTGTCATGTCTTTACGTGATGTAATAGTAAGGGATGTAAAACGAGTTTTCCTGAACCCTACTGAATTTTCAGAACTGCACTGGTGGCACCCTGATGTGAGCAGTGAAAACCGTTACCAAGTCAATATGATTGTTGAGCTATTTACTCTCGATGGTAAACCTGTATCTCACGCTGAAGGAGTATCCACTAATAACGCGGTCGTTCATGTTGATGTGCAAGCTTTAGGTTATATCCCCGCCTACAGTCAGCAAATTTACCTGGACGGCCTTTTCTATACCGTTGACGGCGTAGACAATACGTTTGGAATGCTCAAAATCACATTGAAAAGGCCGTATGCGCCATGAGTGATGGCTTTGTAGATATCCGGGCTGATCTCAAGCAAGCCTCTCGTTTGATGAAGCAAATGGAGCGCATAACGCCTAAAGCCGCTGTTTCTGCCCTAAACCGCGCCGCATCAAGCGCGAGGACCGCTGGTGTCCGAAAGGTGCGTGAGCGGTACACAATCAAGGCTAAGGATGTTAATGCTGTGTTCAAAATTGTAGGCAAGCCGTCTGCCAGTAGCCTGGAAGCAGTGCTTCGAGCGAAAACGGGCAGTATGCCTCTGATCAATTTCCAAACGAGTCCATCCAAACCGGTAGGGAAACAACCGAAAGCGGGAGTGAAGGCCACGGTTTTAAGAGGCAAACGCAGTGTGTTAAAGCATGCGTTTGTGACCAAGGTCGGATCAGGCGGTCATGTTGGGGTTTTCGAGCGTTCAACTCGAAAGAGGTTTCCAATTAAAGAGATATTTGGACCGCCTATCCCGCAAATGCTCAACAATGAGGATGTCCGTGAAGAGATAGAAAAGACTTTTGCGGACACCTTTGAGAGCAGAATCGGTCATGAAATAGACCGCCAACTTGCGCGGATTATGAGGTGAGTGAATGACTCCAAGGGTTTTGCTCGAAGAGTTAAAAAAAATGCTTGAAGCTGCAACGGGAAACCTATCATTTGGGGATGGGGAGTCTAGGAGGGCACCACAAGTGTTTATTGGTTACCCTCCGCGCCCTCAGGCAAAAGGCACTACTCCTGTCACTCCGGCGCCAGGGGTTCCAACTGCTTTAGGAAATGTGCAGGTGCTACCAGACCAAGGCCCGATGCCTCCGCAGCCTAATCCGTTTAATCAGGAACGTATCTACCCTCTCATTGTTGTACGTCTACTTAATTGGGTTGACTTACAAGATGACCAAGGAGATCGAGCTGAAGCAACAATAAGGATTATTTGCGGGGTTCAAACGGTTGAGTCTGATGGATATCTCGATGTGGTCCACCTGTCCGAAGTTGTTCGCCAAACGCTTTTGCAGGCGTTGAATATAGGCGGTGCCGCTACTCTTCAAAGGCCGTTTGAAATGACTGTATATGAGGAACAGATTAGCCCCTATTGGATAGCTGACGCCGATGGGGTTTTTGAGATACCCACGATTTTAAGGAGGTTTGATGTTTGATGGCTGAAAAAGAAAAGTCAGCGGTTGAAGAGGTTGTAGAAACAACCAAGACCGCTAAAAAAGAATCCGGCCCGACAGCTCTTGTGCAATCAACAGAAGCAGTTGCTTCCACTGATCGCCTGCCGACATATGTTTACCTGGGCCCGACCCTGAAAACATATGCGCTAAGACAGAATGCAACCTATGTGAACGGGATTCCAAAGCAGTTCCAAGAGCTTGTGGATACAAATCCTGATATTTCTTTTCTGTTCGTTTCTTTGGATAAAACGGTTGATTATCGCCGTGAATTGAAGGACTCAACGAGCGAACAAACCTATGTATTTAAACAAATTCAGAAATCGGGGGTGTGATTTAAATGGCTTACTTCCACGGGATCCGAACCCAGGAAAAAGAATTCGTTCCACCAACGACGGTCGGTAACAACTTCCAAACCGTTGTTGCTATCGGCACAAGCCCGGTGAACATGAGTACCTTACCAGCACCGGCTGCAACCCCAGTAAATCAATTAGTCGTTGCCCGGACTTATGACGAGGCAGTATCTGCGCTTGGTTTCTCTGATGACTTCGCATCGTACACCTTGTCAGAAGTTATCTATTCTCACTTTAAATTGTATCGCCAAGGCAGTCCGCTGGTGCTTATTAACGTGCTTGATCCTGCTACACATACAGAGATCGTTCCAGCTGCACCAGTCCAACTCGTTAAACGTCGTGTCACTATTGATGATCCAGGTATTGTCTTATCGACGTTGGTTGTTAAGTCTGCTGACGGTACAACAACATACACGGCAAACACAGACTATACAGCGTCATTCGACACAAAGGGCAATGTACTTTTGATTGCTCGTAACGGCGGCACAATTCCGTCAGATGTTAATACGTTGTCTGTCAACTACACCAAGTTGGATCCGACAAAAGTGACGGATGAAGATATCATCGGTGGTTTTGATGAAACCACTGGGAAGCGTTCCGGAATCGAGCTCATTGAAGAGGTATTGCCTAAATACCAGGTTATCCCGGATAAGCTGATTATTCCTGGATACTCTTCGGATCCGTTGATAGCCAGTGCCATGCTCTCCAAAGCATCGGACATTAGCGGTATCTTGAAATCCGGTATTATCGTTGATCTTCCAGCTGACTCCACGGTGAGCGCGGCTATTGAATGGAAGAACGATAACGACTATAACTCTTCTCGTATGATTGCGGCATACCCGAAGGGTCGCTACAAGGGTGTTGTGTATAATCTTTCCACGCTGATTGCTGGCACAAGCGTGACTGCTGCTGCAGCCAATGACGGTGTACCTGCCGACTCACCATCTAATAAGCCGATCATGGTTGATTCCCTTGTGCGTGCGGATGGAACAGAGATCGTGATAACTAAAGCACAAGCTGACCAGCTCAACTCCAATGGGATTGTAACAGCCCTAAACTTTACAGGCACTTATACAGCCTGGGGCAATAGAACGGCGGCATACCCGACGTCTACGGACCCTCAAAACTCATTCATTCCAGTTCGGGATATGTTTGATTGGATTCAGAACAACTTCATTGTCCAATATTGGGATCGTGTGGATGATCGTCAGATCCGTCGTAAAGTTGCAGCTATTGTGGATGATGGAAACGTTTGGTTGAACGGATTGACTGCTGCGGGGTATTTACTCGGCGGCTCTTTGGAGTTTGTCGAGGCTGACAATCCACTCAATGATCTGTTGAACGGAAAAATTGTAATACGGTTTAAAATCACGCCTCCTAACCCAATGGAGGACATTCTGGGAACGTTCGAATACGATTTGTCCAATCTCGTAGCAGCGTTCACTACAGCGTAAAGGAGGGCCAATATAAATGGGACAAATTCCACAAAAACTGGTCGATTATGCGGTTTATAAGAAGGGCACAAATACCCTACTCGGTAATGCGGACGTTACCCTCCCAAGCTTCGAGGCTATGACTACGGAAACAAGCGGGGCCGGCATTATGGGTTCACTCGAAATTCCCACGCCGGGTCAGTACGCAAGTCTAACACTGGCCCTTGCGTGGAACACAATCAGTGCAGACGCAGCCGCAATGATGGCGGCAGGGGTAGTAGAGCTTGAAATCAGGGGAGCTCAACAATCCTTCGATTCTGCCTCTCAGCAAATTATTTATGAGCCGCTTAAGATTGTTTTCCGTGGTATGGGGAAAGCGTTCGAGAGTGGAACTCTCACGAAGAATGAGGGCACAGGAACAAGTACAGAAATGGAACTGTTGTACTACAAGAAGTTTGTCAACAACAAAGAAATTTTCGAAGTCGACAAAATGAACTACACATTCAAAGTCAATGGCGTTGATCAAAACGAAGCAATTAAAAAAGCATTGGGATTCCTTTAATCCAAGAGAGGGGCAATAAATCATGGCAGAGGTATTTAAACTTTCCCGTCCGATTCAGGACGGGGATGAAACTATCACAGAGATTGAATACGACTTGGAGGCTCTTGGCTTCGATGACTTGCAGTTTATTGATAAACAGTTCGCTCGCATTGTTGGAGCTGAAGCAGCTGCGCAAACAATGGTCAAATCACTGGATAGCACCTACCAATTATTGTTTGTATCCAAAGCTTCCAGACATCCATTCGAGGTAATGCGCAGCATTAGCGCTAAAGACGCCCTACGTTTGGGGTTGCGGGTACAGAATTTTTTGTTCGCTTCGGCATCGGAGGACGAGACGGAGGCATAAGAGAATCCGTTAAATTCCGTGCCGCGGTATGCGCTCTTAATCTTAAAACTGGAGTCGATTATTTTATGGGATTGACTCCAAAAGAATTATCTGAGTGGGAAGAGGTTGCTTTTGAAATAGATAAGGTACGCAAAGAGAATACCCCAAAATAAACAATGAAGGGGGTGTAATATGGCAGGGCGTGACTATGACATTGCGTTTCGATTGCAAGCGCAAATGAATTCGCAATTCCGTCAAGAATTTCGTAACGCCAACAGACAGTTGGAAGAAATGCAGCGCTCTTTACGGGAATTGCAAAATGCCAGAGGACCTGATAGGGCTGGCGATGACGCCGTAAAAGCTTCCAAAGGGTTTGCTCGTGCCAGGGAAGCGGCTATGAGCTTCCGGGGAGCTTTGGACACCGTAGCTAAGTTCACGGGCGCACGGATGATTGTCCAGGGTATCATTGATGGATTCAAAGAGGCGATAGGTCTTGTTGGTGAGTTTGATAAGTCGTTTCGCCAGCTCCAGGCATCCACCAATATAACCAATAAGCAAATGTCAGAAATAAAGAAACAGGCATCCAGCTTATACAGGGACAATATCGGTGAAAACTGGGACGATCTGACCCGATCCATGGCGACTGTAAAGCAAGTGACAGGGCTGACTGGTGATGCGCTCAAAGTAGCTACTCGGGATGCGGTTGTTTACCGGGATGTGTTCGGTGAGGACGTCACCCAAAGTATCCGGGCAGCGGATCAAATGACCAAGCAGTTTGGTGTATCTCAACACGAAGCATTCAACCTCATGGCCCAAGGTTACAAGGGCGGATTGAATATGTCCGACGAGTTGTTAGACTCAGTTTCTGAGTATTCCGTATATTTCAACAAGCTTGGGTTTAATGCAAATGAGATGTTTGATATGTTCGGTGCCGGTGCGGAATCTGGTGTTTTCCAACTCGATAAAGTTGGTGACGCGATAAAGGAACTGAACATCCGGGTTAAAGACCAATCGAAGTCAAGTGCAGAGGGTTATGCAGCATTAAACCTCAATGCAGAACAATTCGAACAAGCTCTTGCCCGTGGTGGAGACAATGCAAGATTAGCCACTCAGAAGATATTCCAAGCTCTCGCCAAAGTCGAGGACCCGGTTAAAAGAAACGCCGCTGGTGTGGCTCTTATGGGTACTCAGTTTGAGGATTTGGAATACGACGCCATCAAAGCAATGGGGGAGGCTCGCAGCCAGTTCGATAAGACCCGTGAAACCATGAAAAACGTCCAGAACATCAAGTACGGCAGTGTTACGGATGCTTTCCGCGCAATGGGTAGATCGATAGAGATGGATGTCTGGAATCCGATGATGACCAAGCTGCTTCCGATAGTGTCGAAGTTTGCTGGATGGTTCACTTCGGGTAAACTCACCAAGGCCGTGAGCAGCACGTTCAAAAATGTTGGTGGTCTAATCAGCGGGATGTTCTCCGGTGCTGGTGCTGGTGGAGGGTTTGACAGCCTGATTATTTCCGTCGAGAAATACAAGGATATGCTCATGGACACCTTTCGCGAGATATCGCCTCATGTTAAAAGTGTTTTTGGGTCTATTAAAAAGATCGTAATGGCTAACATACCAATTTTTAAACTCGTAGCTACGACCGTTGCGAATATGGCGGCGAGGGTGATACGAGCTTTGACACCCATTATTTCTTACCTGGCATCCAAACTTTGGCCCGTCATTTCAAAAGTGTTCGGCTGGTTAGCTAACGATGTTGTTCCACAAATCGTTTCATCCATCCAGACCATGGCACCGGCTTTCACCTCAGTGTTCAACAAAGTTATCTCCGCTGGTTCGGCTATGTTCGAATCTCTCAAGCCAATCATTGACGGGATCGTTGCAGCGTTCAACTTTGCGTTTCCTTACATCAAGGAGATTGTGAGCGAAGTCATACGGATACTAACAGGTTTGTTCACTGGCCTGATGACGTCTTTGGGCGGAATCATAGACTTTGTGGCTGGAGTGTTCACAGGTGATTGGTCCACAGCGTGGAATGGCGTTGTCCAGACTTTTGCCGGAATATGGGGAGGACTCAAGGCTTTAGTCGCGGGTCCTATCAATGCGGTTATACGTTTGGTCAACCAGGCTATAGGCAAAATAAATGGGATATCCGTTGATCTCCCGTTCGACATGGGGCATATCGGCTTCGCTATCCCGACAATTCCGGAGATACCAGCGTATGCAAAGGGTGGATTTGCCGATAGCCCTTCCTTGGCTGGTGAAAAAGGTATGGAAGCAATTATCCCTATTGATGGTTCCAAACGCTCCAAGCGGCTGTATGAGCAGACAGGAAGCATGATCGGTGCTAACACTGGAGGCGGTGGGGATACAATCCATGTAAATGTAACTGTTGCTGGAGTTGCCACTCCTGAGGCTGCTAATTCAATCGGTGTTGATATCGGGGCGGCTGTTCGTCGCGAGCTTGCAAAATTTGAACAACGTAAACAGAGGGTGGGGTTAGCATAATGACATACACAACAATAAGCGGCGATACCTGGGATGGTATCGCCTTTAAATTGTCCGGGGCAGAGTCGAACATGACTACATTAATTCAAGCCAACTTGGAATTTTCGGAATATGTCATTTTCCCGGCAGGCATCACCCTTTATGTCCCTACGTTTGAATTGAGCGAGTACGACACATTACCGCCGTGGCTTCAAGGAGGGGAATCTGTATGAGTTCTGTACAGAATGCACGTCGTAGCCTGGTGGCAGTTAAGTATCAGGGCAAGAACATAACAGAGGAATTGAACAAATACCTGTCAGACTTTAGCTATGACGATAACGCACCTGGGGAACAAGATCAGATAAGCATCACCCTAGACGACCGGGAACGCAGATGGATAAAGACGTGGCAACCCAATATAGGTGACAAGATCATTGCAGAAATACAGGTAAGTGATTGGGATAAGGCGGGTCACAAGGCCAAACTTAATTGCGGTTCTTTCGAAGTTGAATCGATTGAGTTGTCTGGCCCTCCTAACTCAGTCACTATAACAGCTACAGCCATACCACAAGGCGGTCAGCCTGCGATGAGGGAACAGCGTACAAAGGCATGGGAAAAGGTTAAGCTCCGCGCCATAGCGCAAGAGGTGGCGAACAGGGCACGTCTAAAGCTCATGTACTCAGTCAAGGTTAACCCGACATATGAACGCCAGGATCAGACCGACGAGTCTGATTTTTCTTTTTTAACAAAGCTTTGTTCGGACGAAGGTGTTGCAATTAAGGTTTCTGGTTCGCAATTGGTTCTATTTGATGAAGCAGAGTACGAGAAGAAACAAACAATTGGGACTATTGAGTACGGGAAACTACCACTTGTCTCATATTCATTATCCGAGTCAAGCACCAGTACAGCCTACGCCTCGTGTGTGGTTACCTACAAATCCACCGTATCAGCGAAAAAGAAAAAGGCTGTGAAGGAGAAAAAGAAGAAGAAAGGCAAGCCAACGACCCCACCTCCACCTTTGGACCCGGACTTGCCTACGCCTGGAAAGTCTTTAATGTCAGTAAGTTCTGCTGCAGCTAATACGAACAAAGAAAAGGGTAAGACAGTCGTAATAACCGGATCTTATACGTTACCTGGGGTAACCGGGCCAACGTTGAAAATCAACGAGCAGGTTGAGACTGTAGCTCAAGCGCAACGTTTAGCCCGAAACAAACTCCGTGAACAAAACAAACAGGCAGGACTCGCAAGCTTCACGTTATTCGGTTCTGTTCAGTTTGCTGCTGGGGTCACTATTGACGTAAAGGGGTTTGGTAGGTACGACGGAAAATACATCATTGTTAAATCATCGCATAAGGTCAGTGCGGGCAGTTCGTACACGACCGACATCGAAGTCAGAAAGGTGCTGAACTGGTAATGGCCGATATTCGCTCGATCATTTCAAACATGGCGAAGGTGGGGATATGCTCGACGTCCGATGAAGATTCTGGAACATTGACAGCCACATTCCCGGACCGTGACGACATGGTGTCTGGAGTTCTGCCGATCGTTTATATGGGCGGTATAGGGAAGCGTAGGGGTGTCCCTCAGCCTGGAGACACAGTGGCCTGCTTTTTCCTTGGAAATGGCATGTCGGATGGGTTTTGTATTGGAAACTTGTATGATGTCGAAGATCCACCAGGTGAAGAGGGGCAGGAGGGCGTCTATTACGACGATGGGAGCTGTGTATACTTCGACACTACATCTGGCTCATTGGTTGTCAAAGCGGCTGGAAACGTGAGCGTGGAGGCTGTAGGGACGTCTATTAATGGGGATGTCCTCATAAACGGGAATCTGACCATTACTGGCACCGTTTCAGCATCGAACATAGAGGGGGGATAAGCCATGGCGTTACCAGGTTCTGGAGCTATCGGGGATATCGGATTTATTTCATTTTTTGGTACTGACAGACGGAAAGTGCGGACATTTAAAGACTTTGTTCGTACAAGTGCGGACAGATGGGGTAGCACCGATATCGTATTACAGAAACCACGAAAACAATTCTTGGGACCGGGGCTTGATACGGTGTCGTTTACCATTGTTTTGGACGTAAACCTCGGTATGAATCCCCGTCCGGAAATGGAGAAGCTTCTTTCTTACAGTCGGGCTGGGAAGGTTCTGACAGTCGTCATCGGAGGTAAACCCCTCGGACAAGGTAAGTGGTCCATAACCGGCCTGACTCAGAACTGGACGCACGTAGACAACAAAGGGAACGTATTACAAGCGTCGCTGGACGTAAGTTTGGAGGAATATGTATGAGTGAGGTATATGAGGTCACAAGCGTCATGCCGGACACTCGCTTTGGGCTGGTAGGGATAGAAAGTATAAAACAAAATGTACAGATTATTGCAACGATGCTGCAGGGGCAAATGACGCTTGATAGGACATTGGGGCTTGATCCTGAGGTGTTCTCAAAGCCAGAGAATTATGGTCGCTTGATCCTACCAGGGGCACTAATAACAGCTATCGAGGAAGCTGAACCACGCGTTCAGGTAACGCAAGTTATATTTCCAGAACAAGATTACTCCGATCCAAGTTTTTTCGGACGGACCCCGGCAATCATTCGGTTTAGAGAAAGAGGTGATACGTAATGGCTGTATTGGTTGAACTTCCGGATATTCACTTCAATGAACAGGATATACCACCTATTTTAAATAGCATAGTTTCATTCTACGAACAGACATCTGGTCGTACTGTTAATCGCTCTGATCCGGAAATGATCTTCTTCAACAGCTTGGCTCATATCATTCTTCTGTATAACGTGACTATTGATGCCACAGCTAAATCTGTATTGCTCCGGTATGCATCCGGGTGGGTGCTCGATTATATAGGTGATTTCTCAAGAACACCACGTCTTGAGGCTGCGTATGCAACAACCAAGTTGGAGTTCACCCTTTCTTCTACGCTTGATGTTCCTGTCACAATTCCGGCAGGGACAAGGGTTAATTCAGAAGAGTACGACAATGATTTGTATTTTGCGACTAACCAAACAATCACCATTCCTGCAGGGGGGACATCAGGCAGCGTGTCTTCTCGGGCCTTGACTGCTGGTGTGGCAAGCAACGGATTCCTGATCGGTTCAATAGACACCATCATCGACCCTCTACCGTTCGTACAAACAGTTTCAAATCTGACCGTAACAGCGGGTGGAGCAGACAGGGAAGATGATGAATCATATCGTGACCGCATACGTGGTGCTAATGACGCTTACTCTACAGCTGGACCTGAGGGTGGATATATATACTGGGCAAAAACCGCAAGTTCAGCTATTTCTGACGTCGCGGCTTTTTCGCCTGCATTGAGAGAGGTTACGGTTGTTCCTCTTCTGGAAGGTGGAGTCACACCAACGCCCGAAATACTTGCAGCAGTTGAAGCGGCTCTGAGTGACAAAAAGGTCCGTCCTATAACGGATTTGGTGACCGTATCTGCACCTACGCCTGTCAGTTATAAAGTGGAATTCACCTATTACATCGACGAGGCAAATGCATCCGATGAGGCGGTTATACAGCAGGCTATTGCTAATGCAGTGAGTTCATACACATTGTGGCAACGATCCGCACTTGGTCGAGCTATTAACCCTTCTGAATTGATTCGGCGCGTTATGGCTGCAGGGGCTTTGAGAGTGGATCACACTTCGCTATTACCACAGTTCCAAGTGTTGGAACAATCGGAGTTTGCGGTCGTTGATGACGTGACTGTAACTTATGGGGGCCTAGAATCATGGTAGTCATGTTGAAAGACGTATCAGTTTACAACCTGTTGCCACCAAATGCCCAGAGAGATGTGAATTTACGATCAACTGCGTTGGCTCTCGACAGCCATTTATCTGCATTGTATAGCCGAATTGGCACAATTTCATATTATCGACGCATCATGCAAGGGGATCTGAATGATGCTGAAGCGGATGAACTGGCTTGGCAATTCAAGCTGCCGTACTACGACCCGAGTTTACCACTAACTCAAAAGATACAGCTCTTACAGACGGCTACTGAAACAAACCGAAGCAAGGGCACACCTTCAGCTATTGAAAACCTGATCAGCATCCTTTTCGGAGATGGAGAAGTACAGGAGTGGTTTGAGTACGGCGGCGAGCCTGGTTATTACAGGGTCGTGACGAGCAACAGTGAGGTGACGGCAGAAAGAGCGGAGGAATTCGCAAGGGCGATCAAAGCTGTTACACGTCTGTCTGCTTGGCTCGAAAGTGTCGTGCTCATGAAGCAAGAAGAACAACTGTTATATTACGGCGCTGCTACTCAACGAGGGCGCAAAGTTGAATTAAGGGGGTAAACCATGGGGGCATTTAACGCAAAAGGGCTTACCAATAAAGGGATTGCTCTGCAAGCCAAAGCACAAGCTGGGGCACAACTTCACTACACCAAGTTCATGATCGGCGATGGCAATTTAGGTGCAAATCCTATTGGGCCATTAACAAACCTGATCAGCCCTAAATTGACGCTCGGCATAACAAGTAAAGAAATGACTCCACCTGACCGAGCTACACTCATGATGGTCGTTGACAACCAGAATGTGACCACCGGATTCTATTGGCGTGAGCTCGGACTGTATGCCCAGGACCCGGACGAGGGCGAGATACTTTACTGGTACGGAAATGCCGGAGCTACAGCGGATTTCATTCCAGCAGGCGGCGGGAGCGATATCTTTCAGGAACAATTCGCTCTCCATGTATTTGTCGGAACAGCTACGAATGTAACAGCGATCATTGATACATCTTTGATTTATGCGACCGTTGATCAAGTTAACGAGGCGCTGGAAGAGTCAAAGGAATATACAGATACAGCGGTGGCTGGTGCGACTATACAAGATGCTACATTGACTGCCAAAGGTAAGGTGCAACTTTCGAATTCGACGATGAGTCAGAGTGAGACGCAAGCAGCGACGCCAAAGGCAGTGAGTACAGCCAGACAAGAAGCGATAACCGCGGCTGCTACAGATGCCGCGACCAAAGCGACAGCAGCGGAGACAAACGCAAAGAGTTACGCAGATACAATTGTCCAACAATCAGACCTATGGGGGGCGTTATAGATGGCGGCAGTACCAAAGAGGTTGTATAAAGGGTTGGCAACGACAACAGCGACAAATGTTTACCCAGTGCCTACCGGTGCTATAACTATGGTAAAAGCAGTAACACTATGCAATACAACGTCTGCTGTAGCCACATTCAAAATGTCTTTAGGAGGAACGAGCGTCATATTTGATCATCAAATTAAAGCTAACGACACAGTAACCATTCCTTTTTTGGATCAGATAATGAGTGCGGGGGAAGCGATACAAATATCTTGTACTCCTAGTAATGCAATATCTGTATACATCAGCGGAAAAGAGGTGACATAATGCCAGGGATAGATAGTTACTCATTGGATAATTACGGGTTGGATGGATCGAGTGTGAATTTAGATGAGTTTAAAAACTATAGGACTGGAACGGTTACCTCATCAACGGGTACTGTTTCATTCCTAGACTACAACAACATTACCACATCAGCGCGCTCTGTGTTAGTGGATAACTTACCGTTCAGGCCACGCCTGGTAGTACTGACTAGGGAAGCGTTAGGGACTCGGGAAGTAAGTACGTATTCATTCAATATTAATAGGGCGGTTGAGACTCCAAGTGGAACTAACTTTAACTTTTGCGTGTATGCCAGTAATATTTCTGGAGCTCAAGTGGAGTTTATAAAAGTATTTGAATTTACTGGGTCAGGTTCAAATACTAACGGATTCGTAAATGATACAAGTTTCCGTTTGCCGGTTATTGGTTCTGCTGTTTCGTACAGATGGGAAATGTTCGGATAATAAGATGTGGCATTTGATAAGGGGTCACAATATATAGGGATAGGGGAGCGATGGGAAAGGGAAGGACGTTGTGAGAGGGGTGATAAAACTATAGTGAATATGTTAAACGTAGCACGTCCGAAGCCGGAGCGTGTTTTTTGTTGTGCTCTCTGGCGGGACAGGGGGATTTTTCAAATATAGAGAAGTGGGGGACGGATATGGATGCAAACCAAGGAGGTGTGAACGACATGCAGGACAGCACGAACACGCTCGTCACTCTTCAAATCCAGCTAGCGAGGATTGAGGAGGGAATAAAGCCTTTGGCTGCGCTTGTTCCTGCGGTAGCTGAGGTAAAGGATGTGTCAAAAGAAGCTCTCCAATGCGCACAACAAACAGCAACCAAGTTATCTGAAGTGGAAGCAACTTTAAAGCGAACCGAGGACACTGCATATGAGGCCAAGCGCAGGGCGGACGATGCTAACCGTAGGCTTGATAAACAGGAAGAATCACAGAAGTGGCTCAAACGCACATTTTACGGTGCCATCATTGCAGGTGGAGGCAGTGCGATTTTTGCAATCGTTTGGGCTGGCATAAAAATAGGGGGTGCAGCATGAATCCATTTGAAGGTTATCGCTTGACCAGCCCATTTGGTTGGCGCATTCATCCGGTTTATAACACAAAGAAGTTTCATAAAGGTGTGGACCTCGTTGTAAGTCCGTCAAATGGCCCTCTGTACGCTTTTGTAGGCGGCGAAGTCTTACATGCTAAGATGGGTGTCACAGGCTCAGGGTTCGGCAATTACGGCAATACAGTGGCTATACGGGATGACAAGGGGTATCTGCATGTGTATGCTCATATGTCGTCTGTGTCCGTATCCGTGGGGCAGCATGTGAAGCAAGGGGACAAGATCGGTAACCAAGGCAGTACCGGCATCAGTACAGGGCCGCATCTGCATTATGAGATCCGGAAGAAGACAAGTCCATCATTCGGCTTTACCGTGGATGAGTCCGGCGTAGTTGAACCAACACAGTACCTGATTAATTATTACGGGCAGCAGCCTACAGTAGATAAGGGGGAAGAGCCAATGACGGCAGAAGAAAAGAAACGGGTTGAAGAGTTGGAAGCAACATCAAAGGCACAGGCGGAGTGGATTAAGGCTGAAAAGGCCAAAGCCAATATGCCATGCCCGGACTGGGCAAAAACGGCGTATGAGCACTACAAGGATTACATTGCAGACGAGACAGGCAGTTACGAATTTTGGCGGTTACTTGTCATTGAGTACCGTAAAGAAAAAGGGATTAAAGTCACCAAGGAGGCGGGTAAGTGATGGACACAGTTTGGAATGAAGTAGCACGTCCGGTCATCACGGATGTGCTTTTTGCCGTTATTACTCTATTCATTGCAGCATCGGGTATTTTTCTATTACGAAAATGGAAGGATCTCGGCAAGTATATCACCGCTAAAAGGCAGGCTACCAAAGCTTTAGGTGCTGAGTCTTTGCAAAATACGCTATGGAGTATTGCTGAAGAGGCATACATTAAAGCGGAGTATGCAGCAGAGAAGTTAGCGGGATCAGAGAAGATGGACATCGCACTTAATTATGCTTTGGAGAAGTTGCGCGGATTAGGTATCAATCGATCCAGAGATGAGGTTAGAAACAAAATTCAAGAAGCTTGGGTGAAGCTTGATAAGTTGCCGAATCAACAGGCAGGAATCACAGTTGTTCCACAGATCACAGTCAATCATGACCAGATCAATTCGGATACAGTAGCCAAAGCATTCAAGGCAGAAATTGATAAAGTGGTTCAGTCAGAATGAATCCTGTAATGGTGGCAATAACTCCATTGGTTAATCACTGATGGAGTTTTTTTCTTCTTGAATAACGAACGATTGTTCGCATATAATACAAACAGTTGTTCTTATTTAGGAGGGGTGAAATTGTTATCTGATTACGAACGAAAGGTATTACGGATCTTATACAACTACAAAAGCGGACGGCGGCGTTTTCCCACTGTTCACGAATTAACGGTTAAAACAGGCAAATATAAGGCGGATGTAATGGCTGCATTGGAGGCCCTTATAACCGCACAGTATATTCACTGGGAGGATAAGTTGGATACAGCTAATATCGTCATCCTAGAGGGTTGGGAACGCGAAGGTGAACGTCCTAAAGTTGATCATAGACCACCACCTGGTAACCTTGATTACTGGACCAAATATTAAGGAGGCACTAGTCATGCGTAGTAAACTTGAGGGGAACGTATTGCTTGAAAGCTCAAGAATGATTTTGCCAGAACATAGAGATGCTTGGTTGAAGCAGCAAGAGGAGTTATTGGAGAAGGAAAAACCCACTTTGGATGAACAAGAGATCCAACTGATCCAAGCCGCACTGAACGACTCATTTCACCAGCGTTTACGGGTTCAAGTTAGGGTGTTTGACCCAATTGAGGATAAAGTTTATGAGGGGATCGTATCAACGGTTAACACATTTCGCATGGAAATTAAACTGGTCTTTAGTGACGGTGATTGGAAGTACATAAACATAGCTGACATAGTATCAGCAACCATTTGAATAAAAGGAAACGCCCGATCCGATGAGTGGATGCGGGCGTTTTATGTACTTAACTTAGTATGGTGGTCGCTGTTGATGCTGAATGGCTCTGATAAGCTTGTCATTGCGTTTGTCTGCTTTGTAAGAGTTAACGACTAGTATGGCATGAATGACACCTGGTACATAAAAGAAAAAAGTAAGGATGCAGCTAAGCAAGAACTGACCTGCTTTACCACATGACAATACTGCAATGGGTGGCAAGAAACAAAGTAAATAGCGCATAGTTAATTCCCCTTCGACCGTTTTGGCTATAGTCTAACAGAACTAGGAAAATGTTTCTATATTTTTCTGGCTACCCTATTGCAAAACATACGGCTTTACCGTATATTTAATCCAGACAAGCAAATAGGAAATTTAAGGAGGAATGAGCGTTGACCTTGAATCAGTACCGAGACCTGGCTGATCAGATTGGAGGAGAGGTCGGGCAGCAGCTCACTGCACTGGTCGAAGAGTTGGAAGAGTCCAGGAAGATCATACGGGGGAAAAAGTACCCGCCTCTCCTTGGAAGTAAAGAGGTAGCAGAACAGATTGGTGCAGACCCGAAAAACATGCATCATGTCCGCAAGAATAAGATGTTCCCAGCGCCTGACGTTATGGTTGGGACAAGGCCGTTCTGGTTTAAACCATCAATCGATGAGTACCAGGAGCGAATGGAAGAGTGGCGTAGCAAAGACAAGCCAGAATAAAAGGGGATAGAAGCAAGATGGAACTAGTCACATTTCTGTTGTTTTCAATGATTGAAATGTTTGGAGCGTTTGTATTCATGATGGTTCTTTTCAGAGAAAACCCAATGGAGTACACATGGCAGGCTGCGGTCATTGCAGTTCTTATGGGGCTCCAAAGTTATTTCTTGCGGGGGATTGATCTCGGATTCATAGCAGTTGTAATAAACATCTTATTTTATGTATTGTTACTCGCCGCAGTGGTCCGATTGCCTTTGATCTGGTCAGCGATTATAGCATGTGCTGGATTCTTCCCATACGCGTTTGCTCAGGCAGCTCTCTTCGAATTGTTTCAAGGAGAATTGCTTCAGTTGATCACCAGTATTTCATTCATGATTGTGGCTTATATACTTTATCGATTCGGGATCGGATTTGAGGCGAATTATAATCTCCTCCGGTTCCGATGGGAAAAGATTATGGTGGTGTTAGTGGTTGTAGGTGCCTTTGCTCTTACCGCTATTACTATGTATCAGAAAGCAGTATGGATTAACATCCTGTTCTTTGGGGCAGCGTCTAGTCTCTTCCTGTACTACGCAATTAGAAAAGAGAGGGAAGAAAAATGATTGAGACAGCAGCCGGAAGACTCGCTAAACATATCAAATCAGTCGTACCGGATCACCCAACCCCAGAAGAGGACTTAAACCATTCACTTATCATCATAATTAACTTCTTTACGGTTGTTGGACTGGCAATGATCGGCGCAATCTTCACTGGACAGTTCAAGGAAACGTTGTTGTTGCTTCAATGTTTTGCTATTCTGCGGCAATTAACAGGCGGGTTGCACTTAGAATCCAGCACATGGTGTGCAGTGGCAACGGCAGGTGTAGCAACAGCCTTATCTCTTGTAACACTTAATGATAGTTGGGTAATTACATTGACTGCTGGGGCTACGGTTCTGGTTGCTCTATACGCACCATCAGGAATCGAGAGACAGACTATAATCCCACCACGTTTTTTCCCGATATTAAGAGTAGTAGGTACTCTTGTTGTTGCATCAAATCTTTGGTTCAACTCGTCAGTAGCAGCAATAGCATTTTTTGTCCAGGCTCTTACACTTGTAGCCAATGAGCATTTTACGAAGGGGGGTGAAACAACATGAGAACAGTAATCTATTCCGCAATCGCATCTAGCCTTGGAGCACTCGCAGTATTATCTGTAATGCCGGCAAGTTTGGTTTTCGTTAACAATCCGAAACCACCACAACACTTGCTTAAAAAATAATGGAGGACAACATACATGGAAGAAGTAATGCTTCTGGTTGATCATAAAGGGAAAAACGGCGTTGTGCCTGTTAAGGTCACCGACATACTGTATCTTTCTTATATTAAAGCGTATAGGAAGGTCGCATTTTACACTGCTGATGCAACCTATTATTTCATGGGTAGTAAGGAGCATTGGACTGAGGTTCTAAATAACAGTGGCGGAAACTTCATGGACGTTGACCGGCATAATTCAGTTAATGTCATGAAGGTAAGGCGGACTGATACAAAGCCATATTATGCATACTTCGAAAAGTTCCGGACAGTAAACGAATTGCGGTGCTCTATGTCCGCAAGAGGATACAAAGAACTATCGGAAGAACTATCAGTAGGAATTAAACAACCAAATAAATTAGTACCAGTATGCCAATGAAAAGAGGGGCCTCCGTCATAATGCGGGGGCCCCTCTTTTTGCGTTCGATCATATACTATATCATATGTACATGTATTATATTGTCGAATTGTGGTGTCGAATGGATTCAATTCGGACGACCCAATTTTAATTTACAAAAGCTGTGATGTGGAGTTAAATGGGAAATAGGAACATGATTTCCTGTTGACGTTTGAACAACTTTACAACGGGGTAAAACAAAACCTTCGGGTGGAGCAGTAAATGCCCCGGCCTGTTACGCTACATCGGCCACTCGTATATGTCCTTCTCTGAACATCCAAGAACGATACAAATCCCTCTCATAGTAACGGTTGGGATAGGTCGCTTGTTGTTTTCATAGAAAGACAATAAGGTGGTTGAGACTGAAAGTCCGCATATTTCAAGTAGGCCATCAGATAGTTGATCCTGAGTGAAGCCAGCTCGAATTCGTACCTCGCGCAACAGGCACTCCCCGAAGGTAAGTGCCATAGGATAACTCCCTTATGTATTCAATTTTAATCTTATGTTCGGTTCTTGTTCGCATTTATGTGGTATACATGACGTAAAATTCAGCACGGTAAATCTTATAAAATTAGGAGTGATACATATGCATCAAGTCGATCTAGATGAGTATCTCAAGAAGCTAAAAAAGCAGGGTGTTGACGTTAGTCAGATAGAATCTAAGTTGAATGAGATTATTTCTTCCAGCGTTTCAAAGCAGCCTCCAGCAAATCAATAATATCATCAGCTTCTTCTTTGCTTAAAGTATGGCCTTTATAAGATAGTGTGTACTGATTTAGCTTTTCAATAGGAATATCAGCCAACTCCGATTCCTCATGTGGATCGGGGTTATTTGCGTCTACAAGCTCAGAGAATTTCACATTAAGTGCCTTAGATATTGTTTCAAGAGTTTCAACACTTGGGTTATAACGCTCCCGTTCAATATCAGCCACGTAAGACCTCGAAAGATTTGTTTTTTCCGCCAATTGAACTTGTGTTAAACCGCGTTCTTTTCTCCACTTTTTTATATTCAGACCTATGGACATTTTAAAATTACCCCCAACAAAAGAGTTTGATTTCTAAAATCATTATAAAGATAAAATGTCGGTAATACAAATACAAAATAGACGGAAAAACCAGTAATTATGCGAATAAAGACGGTAATACAAGTAAATAGCTTGTTTTATCGGCGTTTTGCTCGTTTTTAACAAAATTCTGAGTTTTACCAAAATGACGGTTATACACTACATTATGAGCAGGAGGTGAACACAACACATGGATAAAAAAACTCTAGGCAAGTTGATCCAGAAAACCCGCAAAGAAAAGAAGATGCGTCAGTATCAATTGTCTGATTATACCGGGTTATCTCGCAATTACATTTCGGACATCGAGAACGGTCGCTATATGCCAAGCGTTGAATCTTTGACCAAGATTGCCACATGTCTTGAATTTGATCTCAATGTGCTTCGAATGACGGAAATACAAGACAATGAGCTGGTGGCAGGAGGTAATGCAAATTGAACTTCTCGGATTCGTTGAAGCTTGTTATGAGAAGAACGGGAGTTACAAAACAAGAACTGGCTCGTTCAACAGGTTACTCGCAACAGCACATTTACGACTTGTTAAATAGAAAACGTCGCTGGAATGAAGAATCGCTAAACAAAGTTTGTTCAGTATTAGATATCGATATTCAGATAGCACCAAAACAAATTGATAAACCCACTCAATCACTTGATGTAAGTGACAATCACTCAAAATTAACAGCAGAAAACAATTGTTTGAAGAATCAAGTAAAGCACTTGAAAGATGCTTTGAAGTCTCTGACAGAGGCTTTGGACTGATTGGAGGGGTCACGACATTGAACATTCGCAAAGAAAACTGGTTAGGTCATGATATTCGCTTTATTGAAACAAAAATTGGAAAGTGGGGAGCTGTTGCGGTAGATGCTTGTTCTGCACTTGGTATTAAGAATGTAACAAGAGCTGTAAGTGGTCTCCGAAAAGATGGGGTTCATAGTATGAAGGTCATCGACGCTATAGGGCGTGAGCAGGCGGTCAATGTAATAGACGAACGGAACATATACCTGTTGATTTTCAAAAGCCGAAAAAGAGAAGCGGAGCGATTCCAAGAATGGGTATTCGAAGTAGTTGAACAACTTCGCCAATCGACAGGGCTTGAAGGATTCCAAGTATTCCGAATGCTCGACAAGGGCCATCAGAAAGAAGCCATGCAGAAGCTCAGGAACAGTCTGAAAGAGCCTGTAAGGGTTGACTTCATAAAGGCTAACACCATTGCAAATAAGGCTGTATCGAGCAAATACGGACACCCCAAGATGATCAAGAAGGACCAGATGACCCCTGACATGTTGGTGAGTAGACAAGAGATTCTTGAAGACACCGTAGAGCTGATGGGAACGACAGAACGATTCGGACTGAATATTGGAGTATCTGAAACGATCTACAAAAAGCATCTCCATTAAAAGGGGGCACACACATGTCTATCGTAATTCACCCGGTTCATCGCCGCTTGGCAGAACTGACGATCAAAGCAGGAAAAACAGGAGGAACATTCAAACTTCCACCTGCTGAATGGATGGAGTTGATGCACTGCCTGCAAGCTAACGCCACTTTGGTCCACAAGTTAGATGGCTACAAAGAAGCTGCTTATGCCGCTCAGTGCAATGACCAAATGGATTTAGTTCAGCACTTCACGCAATTACTCGATGAATTGGAGGCGCAGTTAACATGATCAAACGCGGTGACCTGTTCATGATCAATTACGGTGACGGCGAAGGTAGCGAACAACAGGGTTACCGTCCGGGTCTGGTTATCCAGAACGATGTGGGCAATGAGTTCTCCCCAACAGTCGTTGTTGTAGCGATCACAGACGGCGAGGACAAATGCTTGATGCCAACTCACTTCCCTATTGGGATCAAGGAGGGGATGCGCAAACCATCGGTTGTGATGTTTGAGCAGATTCGGACGATTGACAAAACCCGATTAGATTACCGGTTCGGATCACTCACGCCTGAGATTCTAAAACAGATGGAACACCCGTTAATGATCAGCCTTGGATTAAAAGCAGCGCCTAAACCTAGAAGAAAGACGGTGACCAAATGAAAACGGAACAACAGTTAAAGGAACTGTGCTTGTTCTTCATCACAATGGAAGGTCGCATGATGGCAAACGGTCGTTTGCTGATAGCCCTTCACGCTCGGGGCCAGTACAGGAAGTACCATCGTCAGCTTGCAGGGCATTGGGAAACAGCATGAGTAGCCCATCCAAACCAATGCACTTGTCTATCCGAATCAAGGCAAGCGACGATCCGAACGACCTGAAAGCTTTGGCTGAGTCTGGAGGGCAGTACCTGGACTTACGATATCCGAAATTTGCATTCCCTAGTGAAGCTCACCAAATGAAATACAACCGAATCAGAAAGGAACTGAGAGGAGGTGAGGGGAGCAGTGAGAGTTAAGTGCGGGTGCAATAATGATGCGGTGTACGCCGTATATGATCCACCACAACCGCATTGCCTGGTATGCATGCTTGATGCAGTCAACAACACGATAGCAATACCAGTCAGGACACTTGATCCGTGGGAAATGATCCAACCTGAAGACACAAAAAAAGCCGCCCATTAGAGAGCGGTCCATAACAAAACTATTCGCAATCATCATATCACAGGAAGCGAGGAAAGCAAGTGGCAAAGCATGTGCGCTTAATCGAAACAGAAGTTATCAACTTCACGGAATTACGATCCAAGAAAGTAGAGTACGGGGACGTAACTCGCCTGTCAGGTAAGAATGGTCAAGGTAAAACGTCAATCGGAACTGCTCCAGTGTGGGTGCTGTACGGTACAGATCTGTTCGGCAACAAATACAATCCGTCACCAACCAACTATACGTTTGACCGGGTGTTCGCCTCCACGATCCTGCAAGTGGACGGTGTATCTATCAAGTTTGCTCGGGAGATTGAGAAGGGAACCAACTCTTTTTACATCAACGATGTTCCAGCAAAAGCAAAAGAGTTCGAGGCTACAGTAGCTGAACTGTTCGATAAGGATGAATTCCTGTCATTTTACAACCCAATTTACTTTTTCGGTCGGCACTGGACGAAGCAGCGGGAACAGATTATGAAGTACACTACGCAGCCTGCTAAGAAAGAAGTCTTTCAGGAAATGAGCCGGACAGCACCAGACCAGAAACCAAAGGAAATCACACTTAATCCAGCTGCCGAAAAGCTGAATGAGTTGATGAAGAAACACACATTGGATGATCTGCAGAAGATCCACGGCGGTACCGGAGGTCAGAAGTCGAAGCTGGAGAAACAACACATTGCCGCTCAGAGCAGGACGAAGACGCTGCAAGAACAACTTGATAAATTGCCTGTTCTGGATCGGGATATCGAAGAAGTTCGCAAGGAGTCATCAGAGTTATTGGGTCGGATCAATTCCTTGCATGAACCGATCGAATCTGCTCAAAAAGTCAATTCGGAAATCACAGAATTGAAAGCATCTCTCGAAACTGCAAAATCACGAGTATCCGCTGCGAGAGACCGCTACATGGAAGTTTTTAACGAACCTATAGACGACACGTGCCCAACATGCAATCGGCTGCTTGATGATGATTCTGTTAAAGCAGTGACTGACGCGAAAGAGAACAAAAAGAAACTCCTGCGTGCAGAACATGAAAAGTTGGTCAAAGAACGCAATGAACTTGAGGCGAAGGCGGCCGAGATACAGCCTATTGACTTGGCGGAACAGTGGAAGTTGCTGAGAGAAGCAGAAGGTAAACGGGATGATTTAGAGGGCTTGTTGGCAGCAGAGAAGAACCGGAGCAGCCTTGCGGCAGATGTTGCAGCAGCGAAGCAGGCCGAAACAGACACGCTTGTCAGCCTGAAAGAATCAGTCTTTATCCTGGATGCAATCAAGTCCTACAAGGCTAAGGAAGCAGAACTACAAGCCAGCAAGGTGCAATCCCTCTTCACAACCCTTACGATCCGGCTTTTCAAGTACGTGAAGACAAAGGGTGAATACGAACCTGATTTCAGCATTCAGATGGACGGCAAGGATTACCTGGCATTATCTACTGGCGAACGCATTGAAGCGGGTCTGGAGCTTACAGAAGTGTTGTTCAAGCAATCAGAACTGATCGTCCCGACCTTTATCGACAACATTGAGAGTTACACAGGCCGTGTGGCGGTTTACGACCAACTGATTACGGGCCGAGTGGTTGAAGACCAGGAACTGAAAATAGAAGCGGAGGTCGCGTTGCGATGATTAGAACAGTCGTTTACAAAGGTTGGGCCGCCTTTAATAGAGCCTTAAACCTGATGGTGCTTAGGAAAGTGGAGCGGGAGGGAATTGTCCAAGTTGCATTCCCTTTCCTTGAAGATACTCCGAATTTTGACCTGACTATAGCAGAGGCAATGGATCTGAGGGATGCCTTGAACGATCTTATCGGGCCAGTTTTGGCTCTGCCAACTCCACAAGCAGAGTTGTTTCCAAAGACACAGATTTCAGTCGCAGATCAGAGTGCTTTCAGCGGTTTATTTGACAGATTTCCTACTGACTCCGAAGGAGATAAGCAAGCGACCAGGGCGCTCAGACTTGCCGCAGATATTTTAAATCTACCAGTTGGTTGGTCAAGGGACGGAGACTTGCGATGAAGAAAGGACACCCTTTCTTTCTCAAGGTCCCGTTACTACAATCCGTAAAAATTGAAGCTGGTAAGAAGATATATCTTCCTGATGGGGAATCAATCGTTATTCATAGCATCATTTCAATAGAAGTGAAGGATATGATAGCCCACATTTTCGGCCTTACCGCAAAGGAGAACAAAGAATGAAGAACGGGAAGAACCCATCACGCCGCCAGAAACAGGCCATTGCCGCTGCCAAACTCGTTCCAGATAACTGGCTCGTATACAAAGCAGAACCCGGCTCACTGCACATCGTTAACCGCAATACTCAATCCACCAAAATCATTAAATCATAGGAGGCTACACGCCCATGTCAAATTCCAATAACCAACTGCAAGCCATTAATGAAGAAGTGGTTGTAGGCAGCTACACCCAAAAACACCTGGACACATTGAAATCAACCATTGCAAAAGGAACGAGCAATGAGCAATTCGCTCTATTCGTTCAGACTTGCGTCAGAACAGGTTTGGACCCATTCCTGAATCAAATCTTCTGCATCGTATACAACGGCAAAGACGGACCTGTCATGAGCATGCAGATTGCAGTTGAGGGGATTGTAGCTCTCGCGAAGAAGCACCCACAGTACAAAGGATTCATCGCTTCTGAGATTCGAGCGAACGACCTTTTCAAAGCGAAGATGCACACAGGAGAGGTGGAACACGAACCAGATGTAATGAACCCTGGGGAAACCATTGGTGCTTACTGCATTGCATACAGAGAGGATGCACCTAATATTCTGGTCATCGTCCGCAGAGATCAGATCGAGCACCTGGTTAAAGGCCGGAACGGTCAGATGTGGAAGGACTACTTTGACGACATGATCGTTAAACACGCCATCAAGAGAGCGTTCAAACGGCAATACGGAATTGAGGTTTCAGAGGACGAACCAACTAGTGGTCCAGTTGAAACAGCGCCTTATGAGCGGCGGGACATCACTCCTGAAACTCCACCAACTCCAACAATTGAACAGCCAGAAGAAGATGACACAACCGCGGACTCAGAAAAACAAAAACTCAAGGCTGAAATGAAGCAGAAATATAAACAACTCGGGATTACTGACAAGGCAGCTATGGGTGGACACATGCAGCAGTTCTGCAAGATGAAAGGCTCGGAACCCACCGTTGCTGAGATCAAAGGCTACCTGAAAATTATGGACCTTCAGATCCAAGCTGCCGCAGATGACCTTCCCGTGTAAGCCATGGTCGAAATATACCGATTAAGCCCGGATTGCCAGGTATGCGGTAGAGATATAACCGCAGGGCGTGAGAAGTACAACAGAGGCCGCCGCGTATGTGGCCTCTGCCATAAAGCACTGGAGGCGAATGACCGTGCCAGAAGAGAAGCCCGTGCAGCTCGACTTGTTCAGCAGCTTGACCGAACCAAAGGGGCCGCCTCCGGCCCCACTACTAAACGGCATGTATTACGAAAAGTCCACTGACAAGTTCGTATCATTCATGCTTGGCAAACGGCATTACGGAGAGCCTGCCCGTGGGTGCAAGCATCCGAGGGAATGGCAGGAACGAATTAAGAGGGAGCGGAGCATATGAAGAACGCTTATGAAGTTATAGGAGACGTTGCTGTAATTATCATAGAGCGGAAAGACGGATCAATTTTCCACACAAAAATTGACGCCAATGATATTAATAAAGTCAACTCATTCCCTAATACATGGAGAATCAAACACGATAAACTCACTGATTTATATTATGCACAAGGCAACATTACAAATGAAGGTAGGACCACTTCTATCTCTCTACACCGCTGGCTGATGAATGATCCAGAAGGATTTGAAATCGACCACATTAATGGTGACACCTTAGACAATCGCAGGTCATGCAATTTAAGAAGAGCTACCAAGGCAGAGAATGCTCAGAACAGAAGGGGAGCTCAGAGAAATAATATATCCAGTGGAGTACGTGGGGTGACCTGGCATAAAGTTGCTCGCAAGTGGATGGTGCAAGTGAAAGTGGGCTCAGTGAAGATATATGGTGGAGTTCATAACGATCTGAACAAGGCTGAAAAGATTGCGAAATGCTTGAGAAGAACCCATATGCCATTCTGTAATGAGAGGATTTAACCATTATGAGAGTTGAGATTCTTTGTTCTGGTTCTCGTGGAAACTCTGTATACCTCGGCATTGATGATTTCGGAATATTAATTGACGCAGGAAAGCCGAAAAAAATGCTAGAAAAGCTGATGCTTGACAAAGGAATTAGCCCAGTAAATATAAAGGCAATTTGTATAACTCATTCCCACAATGACCATATAGGTGGAATTTCTCTCGCGAATAAATATCGTATTCCAGTTTGGGCAACAGATGGCGAGTGGAAAGGTATCTCCGGTGTAGATGAGGATCTGCGCCGGGTGGTTGATACGAGGTTCGGGGATTACGAAGTGGTTGAATTGGACGGGGTTGATATTTCCCCCTTCCAAACCCATCACGATGCATACGAACCGGTAGGGTATACGGTTGAAGCCTATGACGGAAGTCGGGCATGTGTGGTTTTTGATACAGGCAAGGTTGATGACGACATGCTGGTTCTTATGGAAGCTCAGATATACATCATTGAAGCTAATCACGACCCGGACATGGTAGAGGCATCGAATTACCCCATCAGCGTCCAATCTCGTATCCTCAGCGACTTGGGACACCTAAGCAACCAGCAGACAGCGGAAGCCCTACAGAATCTTATCAGGGGCAAGGGAGAACGCATATACCTGACGCACTTATCCAGTAAAAACAACAGTCCGATACTGGCGAAGATGACCGTTGAAGCGGCTCTCCGGCAGAAAGGTTTTATAGCAGGAACACATTATGAAATAGAGGTGGTTTGAGTGTTAGACAACGTAACAGTATTCGATTTTGAAACAACAGGTCTGGATCCGGAGAAAGAACGGGTTATTGAAATGGCTGCAATTCAAGTTGTGAACGGTGAGATTGTGACAACGTTCAGTGCCCTTGTAAATCCAGGTAGAGAGATTTCGCCAAAGATTACGGAGTTAACTGGGATCACAAACGAAATGTTGGTGCATGGAATTGATGAATCTCTAGCTTTCCGAATCCTAAGAAACATTATGGGAGACAGCCTATTAGTTGCTCATAATGCGGCCTTTGACCTTCAATTCCTTCATCATGCTCTCCAACGTTTGGCAGGCAAAACTTTCACAAACAACTTTGTTGATACGATGACCATTGCAAGGGATAGACATACTTATCCTCATAAGTTGACTGACATGTGTGATAGATACGCAATCAAGCTTGAGGGAGCTCACAGAGCCCTTAACGATGTGGAAGGTTGCTGGAGTTTACTGAAAGCAATGGATGAGAAACAACCAGTAAATGAATACCTGAACAAACTCGGATATCTGAGTAAATATGGTCCACCTGCTTGGGTGCCAGATCACGCAATAACTTTTGGAACAGCCAATAAATACGAACCGAGAGGTGTGACAAGATGAATACAGTTCAAATTAAAATCGTGGCAGCTTACAGGGAAAAAGGCGGAGCGTGGTTCCATTCAGGAGAAAAATACACTGCGCGCCGATTGACTCTCGGGATACTTGATCTTAAAACCCCATTCCAAATTGTTGACGGGAACCGTGCCGGTAGCGAAATTCCTTATAAGAATGCAATCGTCCTTAAAGAAGTCAAAACATACAGTCAGAAGCAATATGACGAAATCTTGGCGCAGCGGGACGAAGCACTTGCGCAGCGTGACAGGGCGTTATCAGATCTGGCGAAGCATGGTCAGACAATCGTTGAACTGCAAGACGACAAACTTGCACTGCTTAACACTGTGGAACGTGCTGTCACTCAAAACGAGATTCAGGCATTGCCCCGCGAGGTAGTGCAGGCGTTGGAATCATTCAAGCGTAACGGTGATGACTTGGATACGGTCATGCGATGGATGATACTGCCCTGCATAAGAAATCAACATATGACTCACGAGATTTTTACAATCCGAAACTTTGCTCTCGAAAATGGATGGAAACTCATTAACGGAATGATTAACGGATACGTAGTTGAGCCTCAACTGGAAGACCCTTCAGGCATTGCGGAAACGGTGCTGGAGTGGTGGAAGGAGCACGACATTGACGCGAAGGAATCTGACTTAGAGAAATTGGTGGATCGGCTGAAAGGACGCATTGCAATACAACAAACAGTACAGTAAGCGGGTGAATTGAATGGCAGGACCGAAGCTTGATGAAGGGTACGCCCGCATAGCTAATCAGATATTTGAAGAGGTAGCCACTCAAAAGCTAAATGGCATCCAGTTTAGGATACTTCTGATTGTCTGGCGACAAACATACGGGTTTAGCCGGAAGTCAGCAGAGTTGTCCGTCACGTTTCTGGCTACTGCTATAAAAAGCGATGCAAGAGGTGTTAAGAAGGAACTGAAAAAGTTGCTGGATGGGAATGTGCTTAAAGTATTTCACGAGACAAAGGGTAACCGAGGTCGAATGATTGGTTTTAATAAATATGCGGAACATTGGTTTGCGGGGGACAATAGCCCCCCACAAGATGAAAAACCGTGTGGGGTAGAATTACCCCCCTCTGAGGGGGACGATTATACCCCTCTAGTGGGGGACGATAGCCCCCCCAAGAAAGAAAGAAAGAAAACTATAAAGAAAGAGGATATAGATATGAAAATACCTGAGGAAAAACAGGCTTATGCAGACACTGTATTTCTGACCCCTGAACAGTATGAAAAACTGTGTACCGACTTCGGAACAACGAAAGTGAATGACACCATAGAAGCTTTGGACGAATGGCAGACGAACAAGAAGCCAAGTCAGCACAAGAAGGATCATAACAAAACGCTGCGTGTCTGGATTAAACGTGATATGGCAAAGGCTCCTGTTAAAAATAAACAGCAGAAGCGAGAAGAAGAGAATGCGATTCTGAACCAATTTTATGAGGAGGGAGCAGCCCGTGAAGCAAACGGAAACAGCCAGCTTCCTGGCAGTAATCAAGACAGCTTATCCCTTCTTTGAAATTAGTGTTCCAGTCACCAGACTATGGCACCAAATGCTCCAAGACATGGATTATGAGATAGCAAAGGAACGGTTGGGGTATCACATTCGAAGCAGCCGGTTTGCTCCAGCAATTTCAGACATTGTTAACCAAGAAGGAACGGAACAATCATTCTATCAACTCCAGCGAGTTGAGGAAGAGGAATACGCTCTTGAGCTGAAAGAGTACAACGAGAAGGCGGTCCCGATGCCGTCACATCTGAGAGAACGTTTTGAAAGGCTGGCGAAAGAGCGCCGGGTGAATGAATGAACATTGAGGCAGAACGCGCCACCTTAGGGGCTTTACTCAAACAACCCGATCTTATGGATGAATGTTATTTAACACCCGATGATTTTAAGGCCGATGATCGTCACCAAGTCTTAATGAAAACACTTAGGTATGCATACGAACAGTTCAATGACAAACCAAACCCTTTTGATCCGCTGGTGATGGCAAATCACTGGGGCAATGACATCATGAAAATCGGCGGAATCACTTATATCATGCAACTTCGTGAATCGGCTGTGGGATCAAACTTTAACGAGTATCAACGCATGGTGAGAAGTGCATCAATACAGCGTCAGGCAGTCGAGGCTATGACTGGTGCGCTGGACGGTGGACTGGTAGACATATCTGCTATCAAGGAACGAATGGAGCAGTTGGCGGAACAGCAGGGCGCTGATACGGCGGACGGTATGCAGAAGATGGCTGACACGTTGGAAGGTCATTATAAGGAGATTACGAAACGTGCTACGAGAGCGGGATTGACTGGAGTCAAAAGCGCGAGTAAAGACTTTAACGACATGTCAGGCGGTCACCAAAAGCAGGATGTCACCATTGTTGCGGCAAGACCGAGTATAGGCAAGACAGCTTACATCGTGAATGATGCCAATGCTGCTGCCCATGCCGGACATACACCAGCGTTTTTCTCGGCAGAAATGCCCAGCACTGATGTAGCTGAACGTTTTGTGTGTTCGATAGGCGGCATTGATAGCAAGAAGGTTAGAAACGGAATGCTTACGGAGAATGATTGGGATTCTTATGGCAAGGCAATGGACATCATCGAGAGCCTGCCGCTATACATCGACGACACCCCAGGCATGACCATTGAATACATCTGGCGCCAGACCAAGGCTCTAAAGAAAAGATTCCCAAATCTGATTATCTATATCGATTATCTGCAGCTCATTGAGAGTGAGAAGAAATTCACCAACACAGCGGATCGAGTCAATTACGTTTCGAAGCAGCTGAAAAAGATTGCTCGGACCTTCGATATACCGGTGGTTGCAATTTCCTCAGTAGGACGTAAATGTGAGGAACGTCAAGATAAACGTCCAATGATGTCGGATCTGCGGGAGTCTGGAAACATTGAATTCGATGCTGACGTAATCATTTTTCTTTACCGGGATGACTACTATTACCCGGAAACAGTGCTCAAAGGAATTATTGAACTGATCGTTGCAAAGGGTCGGAAAATTGGGACCGGTACATTACAGATGTTTTTCAACAGACGGAATGGACGTTTTACGGATCTTGATCAAGACATGAAATATGAGTTAGCAAAGAAGGTGAAAGAGCATGCAAGGCCGGCTCATAAAAAATGATGAGGAGTATGAACGGGCTCGGGTTGCGCTTCTGGATATGGCTTCCCGTTTGGATGATCCGCTCAAAGATATGACACCTGATGAACGACAAAAAACGAATAGAATATACGACCGGACAGCGGACCTTATGAAGTATTACAGCAGGGGCCGTGATGTGGAAAGAGATCCGAATTTAAAGCATCAGTATAACGCTGTGGGATGGGCCTTTCAGGACTTCTCAGCGCCTGTTGAGACACCCAAACCAGAACCGATAACAAATACACCGACCGAGACAAAACAGACTCCAAAACAGCAAGCAGAGCCGCTAAAGACGGCATCTAAAGTTTCATCATGGTTGGATGATTAAGGAGGGGAACGGATGCGGTTCATTGGAATAGATCCGGCCACTAAAACGGGATTTGTGGCATTGGATATTGACGGTAATATCTTGGAACAGATCGAGTTAAAAGGAAAAGGCCCAACCATCAAGGGCGGTATAACGGTAGAACAACTTGTTTCACTTGAAAATCAACTGTTCGGAATGTTGCTGGCTGAGGATGAAATATTAATTGAACAACCGGCAATGGGTACCCAAAAAGGTGTCACCACCGGAATGATACATGGTGGACTGAGGACGATGATCCACCGTAAAGGGATGACCTTCAACGAGATAAACCCGACCAGCACCAAGAAATACGTTGCGGTAACTGGTTGGACCGGAGAGGTCGGGAGTAAACGGCGTTTGAAGGATAAAGAGAAGAAAGCAGCAGTAGCTGAAGCTGCCAAGTCAATGTTCGGTTTTACTCACAAAAGCGATAACGTCACGGACGCGTACATTATCGCCAGAGCAGCGGTCAATCTTTACCGGATGCGCGAGTATATGCCTCTGCTGGACACCGAGCCTTACCAGAAAGAAGTCATTGAATCGATCCTTAATAAAGAATAGCACCCGGGGCTTGTGCGGTCCTGCGGCGGACAGTTGCGCCCAAAATACGGAACAGACGTGATTATTCTAGTCAGAAAGGAGCGAATCCCCCATGGGAACACCAATTCCAAACCGAAGAATTGAAACTCTCTCATCGGGTTCTAGTGAGGTCATAAAGTACAAATTGACTCCTGAAGAATTGGCTGCTTTACCTGATACTCCACCAATGGCAGGCAAGCGTAAAAAGCAGATCGGACTTGGCAACAGAGACTTTGTACCAGGTCAAAAGCAGAAGGGCCGCGCCATCGAAACTAAACCGGAGATCAAGCACATCCCCATTGGTAAAGTAGTCAGTTTGACAGTGCAGCAGGCCAAGGCGATTATGTTTCTCCTGCAACCGATCGAAGGCGGTTGGACAGAGGATGAACTGGTTGGAGAGCATGCAATGGCCCCACACAGTTGGGTTGATGAAGCTGCGGCGTTGAACGAAATGCCGCTCGGGGATTTAATAAATGCCTTGTATGTAGGCATGGATATAAACCAATCAACAAAGGAGGTATAGCTAGTATGGATGATGATCAAAAGCGCCGGACATTCCAGAAGGTCAAGGCCATGTCGAAAGATACATTCTGGTCGTGGATGAATCAGCTTCACACTCGTGCTTATGCCCTTGGTATAGAGCACATGACAGACGCTATGAGTTGTCACCCACGTATCAGCAAACCGATGAGGAACCAAGTTTTAAAGAAGGCTGAAGAAATCCGGGAAGTGTGGGACGGCTTGAAGATGGTAACGGTCGATGGTACCGAGGGGACGGAGTACAGGACGGCTGACCAGATAGCACGAGGCTTTGATTCCACGGAGGCCGCAATTTACAAACTGACTGAGCCGCACATTCTGCACATTGGAGATAAAAAATTCGTTATCCGGCCTGCAACCGAGGCTGAGATTCAGGAGGCTGAAACAGCATGAACATAGCTAAATTGTACGAAATGCAGAAGACACTGGATGCACGGATCATTGAGGAAAAGAACCTCCGAGGTAAAGACCTGTTGCCGAACACGATCCTTGCACTTCAGGTGGAGCTGGGCGAAATGGCGAATGAATGGCGTGGGTTCAAGCACTGGTCTAACGATCAGGAACCAAGGGTGAAGGTACCTGCAACAGCATGGGGCGCACCTTTCAGAAACTTGCTCCTTGAGGAATATGTCGATTGCGTCCACTTCTTCCTGAGTATCGCCCGGCAACTTGGCCTGGATGAAACAGATCTCACGATCATTGATGACTTCCTGGAAGGCAGCACAACCAATGTACTCACCAGGTTGATATATCACACTGGCGGCATCGGCATGGTATACAGCCCGTATTCCAGAATTACGTCATTCCGCATGGCGTTCAATATGTTCTTTGCTCTCGGACAACAGCGTTTCGGATTCACCCTGGAACAGATCGAGGCGGCTTACTTGGATAAGAACAAAGTCAACCACGAGCGCCAGGCTAACGGATATTAAGGGAGGGATAGAACATGAACGGAGCTAGAAAATACCACAACATCATTACCGAGGCAGTCAGACGCAAACTTGGAGCATTAACCCCAACAAAGCAGTTAACTATGGGCGGGGATAGTCAGTGCTTTCAGCATGAGAATGTAATTTTCCGCATCGCAAGTCACGCCAGAGGAAAAGAGTTTTATATCTTTCTGGTCAATGAAGATGTGGTCATGGAAGTGTACGGACGAACAGGTGGGAATTACGGTTGGACAGAGACTTACGGATGGGTGAAGAAAGGGACTTGGACAAAGCCAATCCTGAAATATTTGCGGGATCTGGAAACGGAAATTGAACTGGATCGGCAAGAAAAGGAACGGGTGCAACGTGAACGGGAGAGAGAGCAGAACAGAAGTATCGGTGAACAGGTAGACCACTTCAACGAACTTTTCCGCAAGGCCCATTAAACCATCTAAGGGAGGATACACCCATGACATACAAGGTAGAGAACATTGTAGATTTCAACGATGGGATTGCTTACGTGCTTGATAAGCCAGTTGTGTACACCTATTACAAACATGGAAATCTGATTATTGGCTTGGACGACACATGCACGTTTGTAAAGTGCTATCACTACGATAGGCCGACACCGGGGTTCGAAGCTTTTGGTGGTCATAAGTTTGACATTACGCTTGACGACGGCGAGGTAATCCATTGTCACGGGCAATGGTGGGATGGAGGGTATCAGAAGGCATCCGAACTACTTGGTGAAGAGTTAGTTCACGTTACTTTTGATGACTTAGATTCACTCAAAAAATGCTATGTATTCGGTGGAAGTATGGCAGTTAAAAGTAATTTGGAAGAACTTCGCCAGTCATACCATGGTGACGTTCAAGGATACTGGGCGTATGAAGCCCTCTTGAAAGGCAGAGATAATCCCATTAGAGAGGATTGAACAGGGTATCACCCCACCGGGGATAACAGAGGAAGGGAGACAAGACATGATCAATCAGATTATTAATGCCGAGTGTGTTGAATTCATGCGCGAAAAATTAAAAGATGAGTCGGTTGATTTAACTGTTACATCACCGCCGTATGACAACATGAGAAGTTACAACGGTTATACCTTTGATTTTGAAAGTGTAGCGAAAGAACTTTACAGGATAACGAAGCCTGGAGGCGTTCTGGTTTGGGTGGTAGGTGATCAAACTATTAAGGGTTCTGAGACATTGACATCCTTCAAACAAGCATTGTTTTTCAAAGAAATAGGATTCAATGTTCACGACACTATGATTTATCACAAGGACAACCCCGCTCCAGTAGGAGGCCCGAACCGATATTATCAATCGTTCGAGTATATGTTTGTCCTTAGCAAAGGCGCACCATTGTTAAATCCCATTGAAATTCCCAGGCGGAATAAATGGAATGACAAAAGAACCAAACGGTTTAGAGCTGTAAACCGAGACGTTGAAGGTGAATTTACTAAGAAAGAAGTTCTAATAAAGGAAATAGTCAAAAAAAAAAATGTTTGGACTTATGTCGTAAGCGGCGGTTCTGCAACAAAGGACAAGATAGCTTACAAACACCCTGCTATCTTCCCTGAGCAATTGGCGCAGGATCATATTGTTTCGTGGTCAAACCCAGGAGATATCGTATTCGATCCAATGTGCGGAAGTGGTACGGTTCCGAAAATGGCATTACAGTCAGGCAGAAATTTCTTAGGGGTTGAAATTTCAGCAGAATATGTTGATATAGCACGGAAAAGAATCGAGTCTTCGAGAGAATCGCAGTTGACTCTTTTCTAGTACCCCATAACAGAGGAAGGGATACCCTCCCTTCCCACCACACCAAATTTAAAGGAGCGAATGAACATGAAAACAGTATGGTTGATTTCTAAAAAAGACGGTAAAGCATCTGCTTATAGAATGGCTGAGCAAGACGTTGAAGGTTATGTGAATGTTTTGCGCGACAAAGGATTCAATGAGTTTGAGATTGCTACCACAGAGTACGGAATCAATAACCAAGGCAGATATGAGGTAGATACGAATGACATGGGAATGGATCTCCAAAAAGAATTTGATAGATCACATGAATTCATCGGACATACCAGCAATGAAATATTTCAATTGGGAATGCAAAAGGCTCTTGAGCTTGCAGGGATCGAACTTCCCTGGGATCGGTTGAAGTAAATCGAAATTCGAGGGTATAGGCCCACCAAAGGAGAGGAGAGATAACACATGAAACGGATCGTGTTCAGCCGAAACAAAGGCGTTGGATATAGCACTCAAAAAGAGGTGTTCGAATTCGAAGATGATGTAACCGAGGAAGAAATTCGTGCCGCTTATGTTGATTGGGTTTGGGAAGAGGTCAATGACGAGTTTACTTGGTACATCGAAGGCGAAGAGGAAGAAGACTGAGGCTGCCGGCCTCTAACCAAGGAGGGATATACCATGCGCTACCTAAAATGTATTGCCCCTTGCAAATTTTTCACCGCGGGCGAGTTGTATCCGATCATCCACGAGACAGACAAAAGCTTCACCGTGACTGACAAGTACGATGAAAGTCACAACATGACTAAAGGCAGCATGTTCACTACTACGAGTTTCCAGGAGGTTGACATGGACGAAGTGTTTAGATACACCTTCGCTTACACAGTGAAGTCAACGGGCGAGTATTCAGAGATGAGCCAGTTGGCTACGAGCAAAGAAGAGGCGAAAGCGATCATCCCGGCTCGCATTGCCGACATCGAATTCACGGAAGAGGATGACATCCAGTTGGGCGAATTAATAAACATTAGCAAACAGGTAGGCGACAATTACGTAGCCTGTGAGGGCTGCGCGTCCTAGTTAGAGTGATTCAACAAACTATATTACCAATACCGATTGGGAGGAATGGAGCAAATGACAATAGTGATGGTAACTAAAGAACAATCAGATGGTGTAAAACAGTTGCTTAAAACACAAACACGGGAAACGATCCTGAATAAACACACAGAAGCGAAGGCTAAGGGTATTACAAAGTTTTGGGGAATAGACGGCCTGAACGATCTGTCAAACGAAAAGATGGCTATGCTGCTTTACAACCCGAACCTGGTCACGGTGGAGCCTTCACTTGAAGATCATTTGCGTGATGCATATATTGGGGCAAAAAGCCAAGACTTTGCGGACGGACTGGTGATGGCAGCTACATTGTACGGCATCAATCCGAGTATGTTCGAGGGTCTTGTCGAATGGGTCCCGGAAGATCATGAACAGGCAGTAGAACCCAATCAGGAATAAAACACGACCTTATTCTATTAATCTTATAAAACCAAAATTGAGAGGGGAAACAACCCATGGCAAACGATAAATTTCACACTGAGGCAACTGTAGAGACTAACGAGCTCCTTAAAGATATGATCCAGAAACATCATCCTCATTTGAGAGACAACGACTTCTTGGTCATGATGAAACACGGTGGTTGGAAATCCAAAGGTAAAACAAAATTCAGTGGTGTATCTGTTTTAAATGAAGCAATTCGCATGATTACGGAAAATGATGCGATCCTGTACCTGAATGCGGATATGTGGAATCAAATGGCTGAACCCCAAAAGCGGTACGTATTGGACAATGCGTTATTCAGCTTGGATGTGAAAAAGGATAAGAACAAAGACGTGTTGGAGGCTGATGACGGTCGTCCATTACTCAAAACTTTACCACCAGATATTGAAGCGTTCTACGCTGTTATCTCACGCCACGGTGCTGTAAGCGAGGATGTGAAACGTCTAGCCCTGGCAATTAAAGAGGTTAACGTAGAGCAGATTACGCTTGAATTGGCTGCTGCTGATGAGGAGAAGCAAGAGGGAGAGCAGCAAGGACCCAAAACAGATGAAGAGGGTAACATCCTAATTACCGACCCAAACCAAGCCAAGATTCCGCTTGATGGTGAAGAAGCCGCCGCTGCTGAAATCATCGCAACAACTCAGGACGGTGTGAAAGTGCCTGTCTCTGACGATGATCTGCCGTTCTAAATAAAGTTTCACTCCCCGGCTCCGGTCGGGGAACCATCCTTACATTGAGGTGATACAAAGGTGGGTCAACCAATTTCTTACGCCAACATTGACCGGCAGAAGACAACTGAAGCTGTCAAGGAAGCGCTGGAGCAATACAGGATTTATAAGTACCTTACCTTTGACGCAAGGGAAGCAAGTACAACAGCATCATATACAGAGAGGTTCCACGGTCCAACCAATGTAACCAGTGATCAAACAGCAAACATTGCTATATACAACGTAGATACAGAAGCATATCAGGCAGCTTATTGCGCTCGGATAGAACGCGCCGTGATGGGTCTGCCAGAAATAGAAGCATTCTTGATGGAGAAGCGATATCTTACTAAAGAATATGACTATATCACTGATAAACAAGTGTTTGGTTTCGAATTTGATCCACCGATCAGTGAAGGCAAATATAGAGAAATAAGATGGAGAGCATTTCGCAGTGTTGCCTTGAATATGAAGATTGCAGTTATTAAAGGACAAAAGGAAGAATAGGGAGAGGGTAAGTTTGGAGGGATTAGGAGATGAAATAATCATTGGTGACAAGAGGTACACAGTGGATCATGAAAGACGAACAATTCGAAGATTCAATGAAAAGACAAAGATGTGGGTGAATGTCACATTTGCAAGTGAAGAAAGCGAATCGGTTCTTGATGGTCTGATAGACATGTTAACAGAAGAATATATTAGACAATACCTGAACATAAGAAAAAGCCCAACATAA